TGATGATATTAGCGTATTGCTCCTTCTCTTCCGCCGTCAGATCCAGTTCGGCGATTAGGCTTGAAAAGCCGATGATCGCATTTAGCGGGGTACGTATCTCATGACTCATGTTAGCCAAGAATACGGATTTCATCCGGTCGGACTCATTGGCTTTCTCCAAGGCTTCCGCTAATGATTCCTTTTCATGTAATAGGGCTTTTTGCGCTTGTCGTTTTGCCTTGGATTCTTGGGTATACATGATGATGAAGCTACCGAAGACAAAGCAGCACATCGTGCTGACTAGGATTATCAAGCTCCAGAATAATCTTGGATATTGGTCCTTAAAAGGAAAGTTCAAAAGTATAGCATCCTTCGGAAGAAGCCTTTTATCGATATTCCAATATTTGACTTCATTGAAATCAAATACATAATTCTTCTTGCTCTTTGTTATCTGTGGGAATGATTCGCTAGTGGAGCCTTTTAATATTTCCGCGGCTCTATCGGTAGATTCTTCTATTTGGGTTTCCAAGGAGGTGATATAGCCACCTACAAGTTTATTCGAATATCCTAGATCCTCGTTGATCGCCGTAAAAGAGGGTTTACTGGAAAAACGGCTGGTGTTCAATACCCGGTAATCCCGTTTGGCCTGTAGATAGTAGATGTAAGGGACGTGTTTACTCATGTACCAAGAAACAGCTGATAGCTTGTCTCCTTGTACGGGCACGATGTTGACGGTCGTACTATCCGGCCGCTTTAAGCTTTGATTGACCCTTTCCAAAGTAGCGATCTCTACCGGTATATACATGATACGATTATTATCGACCCGAATGTCTACTTGAGCACATTGCTCATGTAACGTAGCCTTAATGTGCCTATCTATATACGTACTATCGTGCAACATATAAATCGTAGACTTGCCCAACAGATGTTCTATCAAGCGGATGTTCGTGACGTAGTCGGGCTCGTCCCAGAATCCGGAAACATTCGAATATTGCGCCAATAGTGCCTTATTGGGGAAATTTACGCCGCCAAATACAATGGGAATTGTAGAAATTAGCGGATGATGGCATTGCATTAACGTGTAAGTCGCTTGATCCTCGTAGACCAATATCAGATCGGGTTTCCAAGTGGAGATCGAATCTAGATACAGGTACATCCGTTTTTCTTCGGCAGGTGCCGCATATTGCTCGCAGTTCAAATAGAATGTTTGGATCGACGGATTAATCCCCTTTTTCTCGAGGGATTTCCGGATCAACCGATCGCAGTCTTTATAAGCTACATAGTCGCTTTCATAGGAATGGACTACTAATATACGATATTTATTTCCCGACTGTTGACAAGAGGACTGTAGAATGGCTAGCAGAAAAAGTAGAACAAATATGTAATATTTCTGTATAGATCTCGCTAGCATAAGTCGAAAATTAGTACGTTGCCCTTAATCGTAATTTAAAATGAGTGTTTTTATGCGAGTGCAAACTTATTAATAATTATTGGATATCAATGGCTTTTTTATTGAATATATAGGGCTAAAATAAAAAACGGCTATCAGATCCCGAAGGACCCGATAGCCGTTTTTCTATCTTATGTGGAGTAAAGGAGCGATTAAAACCGCTTCTTTTTATTTTACTTCCTCAAAGTCAACGTCCGTAACGTTACCGTCTTTGCTGTTGTTGCTGCTACCTGCGTTACCGCCAGCTTGTTGACCACCGAAGTTAGGATCTGCTTGCGGGCCGCCTTGAGCGCCGCCACCTTGAGCGTTGTACATTTCTTGGCTAGCTGCTTGGAATACGCTGTTCAATTCTGCCATAGCAGCATCGATACCTGCGATATCCTGAGCCTTATGAGCTTCTTTCAATTTGTTCAAGGCACCTTCGATCGGAGCTTTCTTGTCTGCCGGAAGCTTGTCGCCAAGATCTTTCAATTGCTTCTCAGTCTGGAAGATCATGCTATCCGCTTGATTCAACTTGTCGATACGCTCTTTCTCTTTCTTGTCGGCCTCTGCGTTAGAAGCAGCTTCCTCTTTCATACGCTTAACTTCGTCGTCGCTCAAACCGCTGGAAGCCTCGATACGGATACTTTGTACTTTACCGGTTCCTTTATCCTTGGCGGATACGTTCAAGATACCGTTGGCGTCGATATCGAATGTAACCTCGATCTGAGGAACACCACGTTGTGCGGCAGGTATTCCATCTAGGTGGAAACGACCGATAGACTTGTTATCTTTAGCCAAAGAACGCTCACCTTGCAAGATGTGGATCTCAACAGAAGGCTGATTGTCTACGGCAGTCGTAAATGTCTCGGACTTCTTGGTCGGGATGGTCGTGTTAGACTCGATCAATTTAGTCATTACACCACCCATTGTCTCAATACCTAAAGACAGCGGAGTAACATCCAACAGCAATACGTCTTTAACCTCACCTGTCAATACACCACCTTGGATCGCTGCGCCTACGGCTACTACTTCATCCGGGTTAACGCCCTTAGACGGAGCTTTACCGAAGAATTTCTCAACGATAGCCTGTACAGCCGGGATACGAGTAGAACCACCTACCAAGATCACTTCGTCGATATCAGAAGTTGATAAACCTGCGTCTTTCAAGGATTGACGGCACGGTTCGATACATGCTTGGATCAGACCGTCAGCCAATTGTTCGAATTTAGCACGAGTCAAAGTCTTAACCAAGTGCTTTGGAATACCGTTTACCGGCATGATATACGGCAAGTTGATCTCCGTGCTAGTCGTACTTGACAACTCGATCTTCGCTTTCTCGGCAGCTTCTTTTAAACGTTGTAAAGCCATCGGGTCTTTACGTAAGTCTACGCCTTCCTCTCGTTCGAATTCTTCAGCCAACCAGTCGATGATTACGTGGTCGAAGTCATCACCACCTAGGTGAGTATCACCGTTTGTTGATTTTACCTCGAATACGCCGTCACCTAACTCAAGGATGGAGATATCGAATGTACCACCACCTAAGTCGAATACGGCGATCTTCATGTCTTTGTTCGTCTTATCCAAACCATAAGCTAAAGAAGCGGCAGTCGGTTCGTTTACGATACGGCGTACGGTTAAACCTGCGATCTCACCAGCCTCTTTCGTAGCCTGACGTTGAGCGTCACTAAAGTAAGCAGGTACTGTGATAACGGCTTCCGTTACTTCCTGTCCCAAATAATCCTCAGCTGTCTTTTTCATTTTCTGCAGGATCATCGCTGAGATTTCCTGCGGAGTATACAAACGTCCTTCGATATCTACACGAGGAGTGTTGTTATCACCACGCACTACTTTATAAGGAACGCGATTGATTTCCTTTTGTACTTGGTCATAAGTTTCACCCATGAAACGTTTGATAGAGAATATAGTCTTTTCAGGATTGGTGATAGCCTGACGTTTTGCGGGATCACCTACCTTACGCTCGCCGCCTTCTACGAAAGCTACGATTGAAGGTGTTGTTCTTTTACCTTCGCTGTTCGCGATAACAACCGGTTCGTTACCTTCCAATACGGCAACACAAGAGTTGGTTGTTCCTAAGTCGATTCCAATAATCTTTCCCATGATTGTAAATATTTTAATTGTTATTATTCATCGTCCGTCATCCTCCTTGTTTAAAGGATTCACATAGTATTCAACAAATGCCGTGCCAAAGAAGTTTGGGTTTGAAAATAAATAATACGTGTCATGAATCGTGACATTTTGACGGTTTGGCAGAATACAGAAAGCCCCGGAACCGTTTTAATAGGCCCGGGGCTTCTCTTGTTATTTGTTGATTATTTCCTTTTCTTCTTTCATGTCAAGCTCATTCTTGTCGGCATCAAAGAATTTGTATTCAAGAAAGGCGAGACTTTGATTGGGAATAACTTTTAAACCATGTGTGTACTTCATTTTCCACTTCATGCTCAAGGGGAACAACCCCTTGTTCACATACGCTGCGACATACGGATGTACATGCAGGGTGAATTTCTTCACGTGATGTTTGTTTACTAAGCAATCTATTTTTTCTTCCAGGCTGTCGGTAAACAGGATGGAAGGCTTAACCGTTCCTGTTCCGAAACAGGATGGGCAGTCTTCTGACGTATCCACGTCCATTGCCGGACGTACCCGCTGACGGGTAATCTGCATCAAGCCAAACTTACTAAGAGGAAGGATATTGTGTTTAGCCCGGTCATTTGCCATTGCCTTTGTCATGTGTTCAAATAGCTTTTGCCGGTTGGCAGCCTCTGCCATATCGATAAAGTCTATGACGATGATACCTCCCATGTCTCGTAAGCGGAGCTGACGGGCGATCTCATCGGCGGCGGCTATATTTACGTCGATAGCTGTCTTCTCTTGGGCATCGCTGCCTTTGGAACGGTTCCCGCTGTTCACGTCGATAACGTGCATAGCTTCCGTGTGCTCGATAATCAAGTAAGCTCCACTCTTGTAAGTGACAGTTCGTCCGAATAGCGACTTGATTTGCTTGGTGACCGCAAAGTTGTCGAAGATAGGAAGCTCTCCCGTATATAACTGTACGATTTCTTCCCGTCCCGGTGCGATCAAGCTTACATAGTCGCGGACATTATTATAGACCTCCTTGTCATTTACATAAATATTTTGGAAAGAGGGGTTGAATATATCCCGAAGCAAAGCTACGGTACGTGCCGTTTCCTCATAAATAATAGCCGGAGCTTTGAGTTTAGGCACCTTCACGATATTATCTTCCCATCGTTTCATCAATGTCTTCAATTCATGATCAAGCTCTGCGACACGCTTGCCCTCCGAGGATGTCCGTACGATAACACTGAAATTCTTCGGTTTGATACTTTGGATTAACTGGCGCAAACGGGCTCGTTCCTCGCTTGATTTAATTTTGGTGGAGACAGATACTTTATCGGCGAACGGTATCAGCACGATATATCTTCCGGCAAAAGAAAGCTCGGAAGTCAATCGGGGACCTTTCGTCGAGATAGGCTCTTTAGCAATTTGAACCAACACCTCTTGTCCTACTTTCAGCACGTCGCTAATACTCCCGTTCTTTTCGATCTCCGGTAGAATCTGAGTTTTCGACAGTACCGGCGCCTTTTTGGGATCGCTCAGCAATTGCTTTAAATATTTCTGTTGGGTGTTGAAGTTAGGACCTAAGTCCAAATAGTGAAGAAACGCATCCTTTTTGTAACCGACATCAATGAACGCAGCGTTTAAGCCCGGCATCAGTTTCTTAACCTTACCTAGATAGATATCACCAACAGCGAACGAGACGTTGCGGGCCTCCTTTTGGAGCTCCACAAGGCTCTTGTCCTCCAAGACGGCGATAGATACCTCTTTGGGCTGTACATCAACTACTAATTCACTAATCACTTAAGATGTGTTTTTAAGATCAGACCTTATAAAATACGCAAAGAACAAACTTAAAAGGTCACTTATTAAGTTTGTTCTTTAGAGTTCGTTAGATAGACTTATTTCTTCTTATGTCTATTCTTCTTCAGTCTCTTTTTGCGCTTGTGCGTAGACATTTTATGTCTTTTTCTTTTCTTTCCGCTAGGCATCGCTTTAAAATTTTAAATTAAACGTATAATAATTAATTACTTAACTTCACCAATAAAAGTCTTAGCCGGCTTGAATGACGGAATGTTGTGTTCCGGGATGATGATCGTAGTATTTTTTGAAATATTACGAGCTGTCTTTTGAGCTCTCTTCTTAATAACGAAACTTCCGAAACCTCTCAAGTAAACGTTTTCGCCTTGGGCTAAAGAACTTTTTACGATATCCATGAAGGACTCAACGCTTGCTAGCACTGTCTGTTTGTCGATACCAGTGCTTTTTGAAATCTCGCTAACAATATCTGCTTTAGTCATGTCTATAAATTAATTAATTGATTTTGACCTATTAATTTTTTGGAATGCAAATATATAGCTTTTTATTTAAGTGGAAAAAGAATTGAGCTTCAATTTTTAAATAAAAAGATTCTTCTCGATTCGTAATATATATGTATGTTTGCGGTAATCAAATAGTTATGATGTTGAAAAGTGAGAAAGGGAGCAGTTATGTTACAGTATGAAAGTGAGTTAGAAATCAGCCGGATATTGGTTGAGTGGTATGAAACCTATAAAAGAGAGCTTCCTTGGAGGGAAACGAGAGACCCTTATATCATCTGGATATCGGAGATTATATTGCAACAAACCCGGGTTGTACAGGGATTGGAGTATTTTTTGCGTTTTACCGAACGTTTCCCGGATGTGGCATCTCTAGCGGTGGCGGAAGAGGATGAGGTGCTGAAATATTGGCAGGGCTTGGGGTATTATAGCCGGGCTCGTAACTTACATGCGGCGGCTAAATCTATCATGGAGCGGTTTAACGGGGTTTTCCCGGAGAATTATAAAGAGGTATTATCCTTGAAAGGTATCGGGGAGTATACGGCGGCGGCGATCGTCTCCTTTGCTTGGAACCAACCGTGTCCGGTCGTGGATGGAAATGTGTACCGGGTACTTTCCCGTTTGTTTGCCGTAGATACGCCGATCGACACCACGAAGGGTAAAAAGCAATTTGCGGAACTGGCCGGAATGATCTTGGACCCTAAGAACGCAGGGACGCATAATCAGGCGATCATGGAATTGGGTGCTTTGCAATGTGTTCCTCAAAACCCGGACTGCGGGGTGTGCCCGCTAAAAGATAAATGCGTGGCGTTCGCTTCCGGCAATGTGCAAGCTTATCCGGTGAAACAAAATAAGACGAAGACAAGGGATCGTTATTTCCACTATCTATACATTATATATAAAGAACAAACTTGGATGAACAGACGGACGGGGAAGGATATCTGGACTGGTTTGTATGAATTTCCATTGATCGAGACGGATCATGCGATGGATTTTTCCGGTTTGTGTGAGACGCAAGCCTTCCGTAACCTATTGGGAGATGCTGGAAAATTGAGTATCACCCAAGGGTTATCGAATGTAAAGCATACGCTCTCCCATCAAATTTTATACGCTTCTTTCTATCAAATAGAGATAGAGCAGGTTCCGGAATCCTTGGGGAATTACCTCTCTCTGCCTTGTCGGGATATTGAGAAGTATGCCGTTCCCCGGCTGATACATATTTATTTAGAGAAATTAAGACCATCTGATTATCAGTTACTTAAGTAGTTGGTTCTTGATCTCGTTCTTTAATGATCTAATAGAACATCGCAAAGATAGAGAATTTTTATTCTAAACTCCATTTTAATTCCAACAAAAATAAAGTAGAGTGTGACCATAGATAGGTAATTGGATGTAAGGATTTGGGACTTTAAAATATTCCAGCCGTGTAAAGAAGGGAGGCGTGGGGTTTAACGAGCCATCGCCTTAAAATATCACCCCATATCCCTTTCTAGCATTAGAGCCGCTAAAGTATAAAAAAGGGAACTACATCATTAAAGATCATAGTTCCCCTTTGTCAAATAAAAGCTATCCTATTAACGTCAATTCTCTACCTATTTGATGAATGCCGTCTATTATCCTCTGTCTTTGTACAGGTCTAGGCTTCCTAAAGCCGTTAGCGTAATGTGTTAGTAGTGCTTCATTGATACCTGTAACTTTAGCAATAGCTTTTCTGGTAACTATTCCATCCAGACTATGAAGCATTGCGGAAGTATCTAGTTCAAATACTAATTCATATTCATTCTTTAACTTCTCTGGCAATTCATCACCATCTTCCAGCATTCCTTTTATATGAAAGTCTAACGCTGATCTATATTCCTTTTTAATGCCTTCTATGGTATCAGAACAAGCTACACATCCCAATATTTCATCACTTGCGGCACAATAATTATCGCACCATCCAATTTGTACTATAATCTTCTCCATAACTTATAATGTTTTTAAAACAGGATGGAATTACTTCCACCCTGCTTGTTTAAAAATGCTGTTCAGTCTGAACTGGTCTAAAGTATCACTAAGTTTACCGTTAACAGTAACCCTGCCCTTTTTAGTAGGATGCTTATACTGTCTGTGGCTGCCTTCTTGCCCTACCTTATACCAACCATCCTTTTTTAAGAGGTCTAAGACCTCATTAACTTTTAATGGTTTCATAGAACACTGCTTTTATTTGACATCACAAAGATATATAATAATATATCATTATGCAAGAAATGATATAGAAATATTTATCATTTTAGTTAAAATAGTTCCTGCTTCCTCCGTTCCATATACTTAGTATATAGTTCTGTAGGCTCATCTGTAACCAAAGTAACTTCATCACCACCAAAACATATAGCTTCAAATTCATTCCTAGATAAGAACACAGCTTTAATATCTTCCTTATCAACCTCTATAGAATATACAGCAGTATCTTCCTGCTCATTTCTAAATGCAAAGAACTCTGCTACATCTCTACAGGTAGTCCAAGAAATACCGAAACAACTATCTCCATCTTCATCTTCATACTCATCCATACTACAACCTCTATACAAAGTAACCTTATCGGGCAATCTATTATAATAGGCTAGTTCTTCTTCATTCATTACTAATTCCTTCTTACACCTCATAAAGTATTGTATAGCCCTAAAATCTCCTGTACCTCTGCCCTCAGTCCAAGCTGTAGCCAGTCCCTTATTAAAGGCTTCATCAGATAGTTTGTCCTTCTCTGCAAGGTCTGCAAATAGTTCCCATCTGAGATTACTATCTGTATAAGTCCATAATAAATTAGTAATATCATCACCTGTTGCTATCCCTCTTTGGAAAGCATCTTCTATAGCTTTAGCTTTCTTTGCTTCCCATTCTTGCATCTGCTTTAAAGCATCTTCTAATTCTTTTCCTTCTAATTTTCTCATACCTATTAGTATTTAAAGCCAGCTACCATTGCTGATAACTGGCTATCAGTTTAAAATTCTATTTCAACTTGTTTTCCTACATAAGTCTGTAACAGCTTATCGCCTATCAGTTTTACCAATGAATTAACAGAACCCCTTTGATAACTAGTCGGATCTTCCATATAGGCATTCACTAGACTGGCTACACCTACAATACCAGCACCTTCAAACCAATCTGCCTGCCTTGGTTCTATTGGTTCATTCCACTGTTCAGCAGTTTCAGCTATTGCAGTAACATCAATAACTACACCTTCATCACCTTCATTAATAATGCCTGTATCAGCATATCTACCATTCAATTCTAAACCTAAATCCAGTAAACTCCAAAGCAGGACTAATTCTTTAGTCTGTGTGTCCATACTCATCTGTTTAAACTGTTAATAAATTTAGTTCGCTCTTCGTCACCCATAGAAGCTAACAAGACTCTTAATTCATCCTTGTGTTCCTCTGCCTTCTCACGCTGTTTTACCTCCCTAAGCTCCTTTAGATTAGCAATGTAACCCTCGTAGCTTTTGATACGTTCATCACACATCTTAATGTACTCATAGGCAGTAGCTTCTGCCTTAAACTGTTTACCGAAGGTTTCACATTGAACCTTGCGATCTGTAAGGTCTATTTCTTGACCTTTAATAGTAACTATGTTACTCATAAAATGATGCCACTGCCCTGTGGGCTTATATAGGTATCTAGCACACCAGTTATTTAACTGGCGGCAAAAGTATCAGAACTAATTTACATAACGCTAGAATTAATTGTTACTTCCTAAAGGTGGAAAGCTAACAGTTTCTCCTTCTTTAAGTTTATCATATTCAACCTCTAGCCAGTTGTTCGTGTTCCACTGCTTCCACTTTATAAATGTTATAGGTAATAACTGATCTTGCAAGTTTATCCAGCTAAGATTCTCCTTGAATCTATCAGCTAGCATTAATAACTGCCTGTATCTACTTCGTACAACTAAATAAGGTGTTAGTTTAAACAGGTGCAGAATCTTTATAATCATATCTTGTTCATCTGTACTAACCAGACTATCCTTCTTTCTTTTTACAGGGAAGTAGTAATGTAGAAAGTTAGCCAGTTCTACAGCAAACATACTTTGTATGTAGGTGCTATTAGCAACTTCATCTAACTTACATATACTATCTACCTTGTATTCTCCATTCCTACTAGCACCAATAGCATTAGCAACATCTTTAATAATGCTACCGCTGTTTAAAGTAATGTCTGAACCCTTCTTATACTTTAATGTGATACCTTCCAAACCATCTGCATTTAATTCTTCTAATGTAGGTCTTAGCTTTACAAAGTAATGCTGTTCTATTACATATATTATATAGCAGCACAACATATACAGTTCTTCCTTGTCCCCATTAAATTCCACCTGCTCATTAAATGTATCAAAGTCCACTTTTGGCACATACTTCCCTGCCCACCAAACAGCAGTAAAGTTATCTGGATTCACTGAATAGTATCTACCACCATCTATAATGGCATAGAGCTGAATTTCCTTATAATAGTAATCTATATATTTCATTCCGTAAAGATAATTAAAAAGCCTGTCCACCAATAAAGGCAAACAGGCTCCTAATTATTTATCTTCTATCTTATCTGCTCCTACTTCTGCCTTTATCTTATGAAATTCCAGTCTATAATGTAAATCTATTCCAAATAGGCTACCAGCAAATACAGCTATCTCTCCAAATGCTACCAGTACAGAAGGGTGAATAGTTCCTATAGGTGGAATAAATATACCAGCAATTAATAAGAAGCATCCTACTAATACTAGTACTATTGCGGCTGCTAATTCTGTCTTAACTCTAGTTTTAGTCATTATGCTTCATCCTCAAATTGTCCTACTATAGTATTTACTATATTATTATATGTATAAGTAAGGATAAGTTTACCGCCTCTCGTTTTATACTCTGGCAATGAGTTAGCCACTACATTAGTTACGGTCTTGGTCTGATTATAGGGGACTACAATATCAGCCAATTTAATCGTTGTCTCTCCATATTCCTGTGAATCTCCAGATTCCTTGAAGTCTAGGTAAACGATCTGCAATGTTACATTTGTCATAGTAGCTCCAGCCGTACTAACCCTATTTGTAGCGTCAATCCTATAAGTAGACTTGTTACTAGCCCAAGTTCCAGTAACAAATACGGATAGTCCACCAGTCTTTATACTTACCCTTTGCAACACGTTGTCAGTCGGTGCAGGTACAAAGTTTGCGGCAGTTGAGTTAGGGCCATAAGAGACCTGTTTTATCGAGCTGAAACAACATATAAAGTCATAATCATATCCAGCACTTAATTGGCTTGTTGGAACTTCAACGCCCACTCCTTGTCCTTGTGCAAATGTTTGACTGGCTGTTATCAAATTGCCTACATTCTGATCTGCCCTTACTACAACTACAGCAGGATAGTAGGTGGATAATGGATATTTCCCCTGTATATCTGTTAATTGAAGGTTTGAGGATGTATCAACACCATTCATATCCAACGCCATTCCAATAGTAGCTGAGGCATCCTTATATACAATGTTAGGTAACTCATTGCAGTAAACAGGTTGTTGAGCCTGTGAGTTATACCCAGCGAAGTCACCTAATCTGTAAGGCTGCGCTGATCCTCCCGTGGGTGGTAGATACCCCCAGAAGGTGACATCATTTCTTAGATCTGTGACCAATTGAGTAATTGTTGTATATCCTCTTACGTCCAGTCCACAATTTCCATCTGAAGCTTTCCACCAGTTTGAAGGTCGGCTGGTAGTAAAGTTATACCTAACAGGCTTATATTTACTCCACTTATTAATATATTGTCCCTTACTGCATAAAGTACCTAAGTCCAGACTTGGATTTCCTGTGCAGTTCCTCACATCCATTATGCTAAGGTTGGTCTTCGGTAATATCATAGTTAATTCGTTTTAGTTTCTAAGTCACTTAATCTGGCCTCTAAAGCCTCTATCTTCGCTTGTTGCTCTTTGATGAGTTGATGTAGCTCCTTACAGCCATTAATGGCTACGGTAGTGGCTAATGTGGCATAATCCACGGTTAATATATCCCCATATTCGGGCATATTGGCTGTTCCTACAACTTCTGGAAAAACCTTCTGTACATCCTGTGCGCTAACCCCTATACGTGTCACATCGTCTCCAATATCCAGTCTCTTATGATAAAAGGCGGATAAGTCGCTGATCTTATCCAATACGTTAGAGACATTTATGCTTCTTTCCTTTAACCTTATATCTGAACCATTAGAATAATTACCAGCTACGTACATATTACCAGTAGGCGATAAGCTCGCCTTATTCTTATCGGTTCCACCCCAACAGAAGTAAACATTCTTATCCCCCCGTTGCGATAGGTAGAAGTTAAGGCCAGAACCAGCGTCAATACCCCAGAAGCCCCACGTAGCCTTCACCATCGCTGATTGGGTAATAGTACCACCGTTCCACGCTGGCCCTTGAGCACCAGTAGCTCCTTTATCACCTTTTGGACCTTGTGGACCTGTCGCACCAGTAGCTCCTTTGGGACCTGTAGGACCTTGTGGACCTCTGATATTCCTTGTTGTTGGTGTTGTAGTGGAAGTGCTGTTAGACCAGCTTAAATTACCATTGGTATCAACGGATGGTAGCCAATACTTGAAGGGACTAGCCCCACCTGTACTAGTCTTATATGCTATAACATCCCCATCTGCCTGTACGCTGTTAGTAGTCTTTATCAATCCACTTGCTGTGATACTACCTACACCTGTCATATTACCACTGATATTAGTACTACCATTAAATGATTGCCCCCAAATGGTTCTAGCGGTTTGCAACTTTGTCGCTGTCCCAGCGTTACCACTTACATTTCCTGTTATTGAAGCCTTGATTGTAGCTGGTAACTTCAAATTCACATTACCACTACCATTGACACTAACCACAGATCCCGCACCAGTACCATCGGACGATACTATACCTATATTTCTGGCTGTTCCCCAATTGGCTGTAGTAATATTAGCAGAGCCATTAAAATTAGTACCGTTGATAGTTCTAATTGTTTGTAATGTTGTAGCGGTAGTTGCATTGCCATTTAAACCAGCGGTAATAGTTCCATTGGTATTGAAATAAATGTTTGCAGTTTGGGTGTTAGTTCCAGCGTTATAATTGGTGTCAGTTATATAGCTGAAATGTAACCTGTTCTCGGTATATGTACCACAATCCCAACTACCAGCCTGTGACTTGCAAGACCATATAGGCATATATTGACTTGCTCCAGCACTATTAAGTACGATCATTGCGCCCTTACGACCGTTCACCCAGCTTTGTGAAGATCCTGCCTTAGCTATTTGTCCACCAGTCATAGTTCCACCGCTCAAAGGTATATAACTATGTGTATGATTACTTAAAGAGAATGTACTCCCTTTAGTTGCAGTGATTGTATTACCACTTTGGCTAATTGCTGTAATTGCATTACCACTGCCTGTAGTAGATACAGTAGAGGCATAATTACTATGTGAATGAGAACTTGCAGCAGCCCCAATACTTGCGGCTGTGATATTGAATGATTTAGCAGCTGATCCATCATAAGCACCCTGTGAAGTACCATTAAGTGATATTGTTAAAGCGTTTGGATTCTTTAAGGTTGTTGGATATGCTGGTATAGAAATTGTATTTCCACTAATATTATAAGCAGTTACACCTACTTTTACAGTGCTAGCGTAGTTATGTGTATGTGAACTGTTAGCCTTGCCATTTAAGGCTGTCTGTAGATCAGACTGGTTACTTAGCGTACCCGTGATCTCTCCCCACTTTCCTCCACCAGTAGTACCTGTGGCACTTATAGTACCATCGGAAGATACAGATATACCACTACCAATTTTTACACATCCTAGTGCGTTGGTGGATGCTATTGGGTACTTCTCACTCGTAGTGCCAGTACTATAGGCTATTATATCCCCTGTAGCCTTAACCGATTTGAAATTAACATCATTGGTAGTAGCTAGGTTCTGGTTAATAATATCTAGGTAGCCTTTATTACTATGTGAGTGCTTCTTGCTATTGGCATCATTCCAGTTAGTTCTTTCCGTATCAGTAATGAATCTATGTGTAGCGTCCTGCGTGATTATACTGGCAGGGTGATTAGTTGGATGTGTATAGTTATTATATGTAGCACCCTTGGTCACAGTGATTGTATTGCCGCTTTGACTTATAGAGGTCACTGCGTTACCTGTCCCAGTGATTGTAATGGTGGAAGCGTAATTACTATGCGTATGATCTGTATTGGATTTGGAATTTAGCTTGGTGTTAATCTCTGTCTCTGTGTAATACCTATCATCGTGTGTATGCGTTGAAGGTGTGAATGAGGAAGGTTTGTTATTGATATTATCCCAATCCACAGAACCAGCCTCACCACCATCAATATTAACGCTAATCGTACCGTCCCCAGATACATTAATATTATCTCCTATCTTTACACATCCTATAGCGGTCTTACTGGCTATAGGGAACAGCTCCTTACTTATGCCCGTGGAATAGGCTATTATATCAGCCTGCCCTAAAATAGTCTTACTAAAGGTCTTTTGTCCTGTTATAGTCTGGTCTGTATCTAATGTAACACCGTTGAAATCTGATATGTCCTGCATCTTGTGGGTATGGCTAAAGTCCGTGATCTGTGACTTGGTATGTGTATGTGAGAAGTCTGATATTTCAGCTTTGGTATGTGTATGCTTGGAAGGGGTGAAGGTGCTAGGCTTATCCTTTATATCATTCCAGCTACTAGCCCCACCAGCCTCGGCATTTAACGTGCCATCATCTGTTATAGTCAGATTCTCACCAACTTTTATAGTTCCTAAAGCCGTTGGGGATGCTATAGGATATTTCTCTTTAATTTCATTGGTACTGTAAGCGACTATATCCCCTGTAGCTCCTACATTACCTTCTATAGTCTGGCTTTCCTCTCCAGCCAGCTTTACATAATTACTTAGGTCTACATTAGAACCACCACTAACAGAAATATTACTACCTCCATATCCGTATTTATGGTATTTACTTCTAGGCGTGGCTGCTATTCTGCTACTTGTTATATCCATAGTTAATTAAGTTCTATAAGGTTACATTCTATGCTATTATCTTCATAATTGATCCTTCCTCCAGCAAATACAAACCTCTTACCAGACAGATAGCTATCCGTAATAATTGAATAAGGCTGTACTTCTGGCTTAATCACCTGTAGAAGTTTGACCTTCGGTTGCTTGTATTGGTTGATTATCCTTTTTATTAGATATTCTTCTGGCTTATTAGACGTATTATCAATAGTATTAGTGAGAGTATCCAGTATGGCCGTTCCTACTATAGCCTTACTGAATGATAACTCACTATTATTCTTGGATGTTATCTTGAATGTAATATCGTCTAGGGCATTGATATAGGATTCATTCACCACATTCTCATACTTGGTATCTTTCTTCTCTCCAGATGTGTTACCCTCCTTACGTTGGCTCTGTAAAGATATATCCTTGACGAACATATAGCTAGGCGGGAACAATATAGCCATTTCAACATTAGGGAACTTGGGACTATATAATGTAAGCTCCAGATCCCCAACCATTACCTTATCTATATTTATCAATGTACCAGTAAGCTCATCATAGCCTGTTGTGAAGTCATTGGTATTTCTGGCATTCAGCCATTTAGCGGTTATCTTATTCTTGTCACAATCTGTATATAGCTTAAAATAGTTATCACTGTTGGCAGTCCAGCTTGTCCCATTATAGTAATAATCACCTATTCTGAGCTTGGCAGGTATATAGATAAAATCATTGTTCCAGTCACTACCTCCTTTCATACTGTCACCCTCTATAGGTAATCCCCAATCATCTGTAACTTGTATCATCAACTTGAAATCTATACACAACTTGGTATCTGTATCAAATACTATGGTAGGTGATGCCGTTTTAGTCCTTATAACAGGGAACTCCAGATCACCTGTCTGCCATAAATATTTAACAGTCCCATAATCATCATATTGTTTTATCTCAAACAAGTCCTCATAGTTCAGTTTAACTGGTTTGTTACCTGTATCATAGCTGGCTACCTGTGTTAAGAAAGTCCCTGCCCTTTGTTTCTGCTTATCCAAGCTAAACCCATCGTCTACCTTAGTGAAAGATGTACTGTTACCAGCATAGTAAACAGGCTCGAATGCTTCTGATTCCGCAAAGTTCTTTATATATGTTTTGCCATTGAACTCCTTGGATTTACTGTACATAGGAACTTGCCATTTGAAATTAGATTCTGGATAGAGACTGTCTTTATCGGCCTCATAATCACTGTCTATCACCACAGCCCTATTATATCCACCTAATATGGATAATTGGTTGTTGTTTCCTTTAGATGGTATATCCCTTAAATTAATAGTAGAAGATAGGGTAGTAGTTGTGCTAGTAAATATATTGATATAACTAGTTTTACCAGCCTTTATATAGTCCATATCAATAAAGTACACTATTCCATCATATTCTGTAATAGTCCAGTTAAGGAACTTGCAAACTTCTTCCAGACATTCCTTTAAAGGCATTGCTTTGCCATCCTCATCAATGAAGTTAGCTGTACTTACAGTTATACCATTTAAAGAAGATGTATATGTATTAGGCATATAAACTGCTCTAAAATCACCTTTACTTTCAGTGATACATTTCTTAATAATATCCATCAATGTAATAGTAGCTCCTTCATCTTTAAAGTCTATGTACTCCAAAGTAGATAAAGCCGATATACACTCTATATTCAATTCGAATAAATTGTTATCATAGTCCTGTGAATATAGTTCTGGTGTTATGAAGCCAGTCCAGATAACAGATCCAGCCTTTACCAAATTAACTTTAAATCTCTGGTATTGCGTACTGAATAACTTCTGTAAGTAATCACTTCCAACTAATTTTAAAGTAGCTCCACTGAATCTAGTAGGATTGTATAAAAAATCTTCGTCATTTACATCTACTATGAATGGTGGTGTGCCACCTGTAAGTTCTACAGGTGATCCAGTTCCACCATCTTCTAGTATTTGTACAGTTAAGGCTTCTCCATCTACATTAGTAAATGGTACTGTATATATAAGGTTGTACATATTACTTGTATTTACTTGTCTTACTTGTTTGAGAATTAAGAACGCCTACCAAATCCCTGCCTTCGATTCTTAATTTAACCTCTCCACCAGCATTAACGGAAGTCCCACCTTTACCATCTAAAAGGTTAAACAGATTCTTCTGCTGCCTGTTATTGAGAATCATTTCACCACTATTTACTCTAGCTATATTGTAATCACCAATAGTACTATTACCAGCAATAATACCGCCATTAGCAAACTTAGGTATAGAAGCCATAGCAGCAGTAATAGCTGTAATAGCAGCAATAGCATTAATCCAACCAACAACAGGCACAGCAGCGGCACTACCTGCACTTTCAGCAGCAGCCTTAGCTGTTAAAGCTGTAGTTAGTGAAGTAAGAGCAGGTATAGCAGCAGCAACAGAATTAACTATGTTTGCTCCATAGCTTAACCAAGCTCCAGCACCTTCATTTGTTATATTGGTAATAGAACCCATTACAGTAGCAATATTTGATAGAGAATCAGCATAATCATTATTCAGTTCAATAGCACCAGTAGATACTGGTTTGATTTGAATAGAGCCAGATTTTAAATCGTCTGTTACATTTTTTCCAACAGGCTTACTAATATCTCCACCGACTAATAAAGGTGTTCCTGTAGCCCTTAATTGCATCATCTTTAATTGTGTTTCGGCTTCATTAATAGCCTTCATAAATCCAACTCTAGAACCTTCATCTGCCGCACTTTCATAACTCTTTCTAAGGCTTCCAATTTTCTTCTGTAACTCTACTATAGTACCAACAGGAATAACTTCACTTGTTTTTACAGAAGTACTAGTTTTAATTCCAGCTATTTCATCCCTCGCACCAGCTCTATCTTTCTCCCAAGTACCAGCCTTATCATTCAAATCATTCAATTTGTCGAATAGGTCTGTAAAGGAATTAAATACTTCTTCATTCAAGGAATCTGCCAATCTTATTAGCTCGTCATTTCTTTCTCTGGCTTCTTTGGTATATGTATTATATTGCTTTACTTGGTTGCTCCAGTCTTGATAACTACCTTTACCTGTCATTTGGTATAATGATTGTCCAGTGTTAGCAGCATCCCTAGCAGCCCTGTATTTCTCTAGTTCTTTTCTTACATCACTATTCTCATCATATACATCTAGAACTAGCTTTTGAGCGTTACCAGTATTCATATACTTACCCTCTCCAACAGTTTTAGTTATCATCTTTTCTAATCCTTTGGTAACTGTATCTGTCATCTCTCTAATGTCGGCAATACCCATTATAAGGAGTTTATCTAATTCCTGCTGTGCCTTCTTTCTAACCTCTGGAGCTAAAGAATCATCTTCTATAATAGATTCCAGTTGGTTCTTTTTAGCATCTGTTTGCTCATATCTAATACTATTAACTTGCAAGGTCTTTTGTAGCTTTCTATAAGTATCTACATAGTCTTTTGCATTCTTAATAGCGTTTAATATTCCATTATTAAATACTGTCCAATCTCCAGAATAGATAGATGAAAAGAATTGCTCTGTAACAGTAGAACCAGTACGCATTAAAGAGTTATATTTATCTTGTAAGGCTGCATTACTGTTAAGTCCTTTTTGTAATAGTTCCGTTGCTCCATAAGCTACACCTAATACGCCTGCAAACCTACCTATGGTAGCTGTGATATTCCTGCCTACCTGTTGGAACTGCTGTACTTGTTGTGTGGACTGCCTTATATTATTATCGAATTGACTACTATTTAATAATAGTCTGGTTACTAAATCAGCCATATTTAATTATGTGTTGTATATTGTTTAGCTTTCTCTTTCAATCTCTTAATATCTTCATTACTAATAGATGTTTCTCCTGTAGTATCACTATCCCAAGTAAACTGCATTATATCAGTAGGCTTTAACTTCTTAGTGCTGTTACATTGTGCAATTACATAAGCTATCATTCTAGCCTGTTCCCAGCTATTTCTGTCCTTCCTATGTAGATTGCTAATCAATGGTTCTAACTCATACATCTGCATCTTATCTAGTACATATTCTGGGTCTAGTCTACCTTCTATTACTAAGGCTGAATATATCTCCTTAGTGGTTAGGACTTTTTTTTAGCATCCGTATTATTAGTAATGAATAGCTGTTGCTTCTCCAGTTCCTTCTTTAAGAAGTTCTGGAACTCTACCATAATACCCATATCTTCATCTATGGCTTCTATCAGTTCCTCAAAGGTTAGTGAACTGTCTGGATTATTAGCCATTAAGACACAGTAGAAGAATAGATATTCATCTGTGATAGTCTTTAACTCAAATGCCTTACCTGTAATCTGTTCATAGATAAATAAGGCTCTAAGAGTATATTTCAATTTGTAGTCTTGTCCTTTAATAGTCATATCAATAAGTATTTAAAATAAGAAAGCCTTTACACCTCCATAACCTAGAGATATAAAGGCTTATAATTATGCTGTCTTTGTAAGTGCTCCAACACCTTCAAATGAAGCTGTAAATGTTGCATTATCTCCATTAGGAGCATTGGCTTCAAGTGCTGTAATAATAACATTACCCGAATAAGTTCCAGTAGTAGCTGGCAACCATCCCCCTTCTGGTACTTCATCCTTCTTTGTTGAATAATCTTTCTCTAAACAGAATACAGCCTTAATAGGTGTTCTAGCTGTTAGCTTGTCAAATAGCATATCAAAAGTAATACCTTCACCATCATTAGAATAAAGGTTCTCAGTACTACAGTTCCAGCTAATCTTTCTAGCAGCCTTAGCTACCCATTTACCACCGCTATCCTTAGAAGTGGTTTCTACTGTTTCTACATTTATACTTAGTTTGTGGTTAGTGGCAAATGCTATAGACTTATCGTCAATAAATAGCATTAAGTCACCACCGTTAATTACTTGTCCTGCCATTTGTCTTTATGTTGAATGTAAGGTTTTGAATGAACGTATCTTCTATGTAATCTTCATCTGCATTAGTCATTCTAATATCCTGTATGTTAATACCAGAATAGTTACCCCTTTTACCTTGTAAGGCATCCTTTACTAAATCAGCTATTTCTATGCTTTCATTATACTTATCAGAAGCTATAACTACTTCTACATAAGTATCTTCCTTATAGATAAACCTATCTTTACTATCAGATGGTTCTATACCAGTTCTTCTATAAACAATAAAGGGAAATGTAGTACCAGTATCAGCAATTAAGGGATATATTTTATTTTGTACCCTGCCAGTAACATTAGCATCATTACTAAGCAGGTTATATATTGCTTTGCCTACTTGTAAACTCATCGTCTGTTTCTATTTGCTATTCTCTGAATTGACTGGCTAATAAGGTTATCCATACTATTAAAGATTTCCCCTTCCTTATGGCTCTTAGCTGTTCTAAAGAAATGTACAGCATTAATACTACCTCTATTGGCTGCTGCTCTCTGCCTTCTTATAGGATTCCGACCTCTGACAGATGCAGTATTATTACCAGTGGTTCTTCTAACTCTAGTACCCATTTCAAAGAACTTCAATCTAAAGTCACCCATAATATGTACTTTAGCTTCTTCTCCGTTTCTATCAGCATTAGCTTTGATTCCACTTATTAAGGTCTTACCATTCCACCAGTTTCTACTAGAAGCTGCCCTGCCTAAAGTCTGCCTTAGCTGTCTTTTAGTTTCACCGACTAAGATACCAGCACCCTTTCTTAAAGCACTTCTATAAACCTGCCTTTGCTGCCTACTAGTCAAATCCGCAAACATAGAAACTACCTGTCTGGCATCCACTTCTATGTTATTCATTTATCAATTCAGTTACTATAGTGGTTGATTGCTTATATAATTCTGGATTTATGCTAAGAATCCTGTACTTCTTTCCATCCCAAAGGATTCTCATATTCTCATTTACCTTATGATAATATCTAACAGTAAAAGTTACAGTATAAGAATGAACTATTTCATTATTCTGATTCTGTCTATTACCACTGTTATAAGTAACATTAGACCTAGTGCTAATAACATCTCTCCAATCAATAGAATTAGCACCATAGCCATCTTTAATTGCTACAGGTTCTTGTATGGTAATAGGATAATGTAATGTTCCTGCTCTCATTTAATTGTGTATTTACGGTAAAGTCCTATCAGATATTCATAACTATAGGGAATCTTAACTACTGTACCATAACTAACAGGTTCTCTATTTGCATAAAGATTACCTATCATTAGTAACATAGCGTGAATTATAGCAGGTGGTAAAGTACCACCTACTTCTAATTCATCTAAAGCTATGTCTAAATGTTTAGATACTGAATCCTCTGCTACAGCTATTAAGTCCAGAATGTACATATCATCTGTCCTAAAATCCTCATCTACTAGCAGCTGTTTCTTTGCTTGTTCTAAAGTTATATACATAGCTTACTACTTATTAAATAGACTATAATTAGGCTTTAAGAACCTTCTTAACAAATGCTTCTGCTCTTCTAGGCTTGGCATCAAAGTAAGCATTGATAACAAGTCTTACTTTACCGTTAGCAGCTTGTGTATATGGGTCTACTGTTAAATCAATTCCACCCCATTGACCAATAACCAAATCAGCAAAATTACCGAAGATTACACCCTTACCAGCTACAGCAGAAGTAGAAAGAACTGGATAACCGTTTACCTCATTACCTTCCATCAGATACTTACCAGTATCAGTACCCTTGTCAGTAGTCTTTAAATCAGCCTTAGCAGAAGGTGAAACAATAAACTTAATATCACCTCTCACATTCTTAGCTTCCAAATCAGCTTCCATCTTAACAATATCCTTGTAAGTGATAGCATTGCTATCTGCTACTACAGCATTAAGCATACCAGCAGGTTTCTTTGCATCACCAGCTTCACTACCCAAAATAGTAGCTTCAAGTTTGTTGGCAATAGCTGAAACAATATCTCTCTTTAGCATTTCCTCAGCAGAATTAGAATCTTGAATTAAGAATTGCTTAGATACGTCGATATATGCAGTAAGTCTTTTAGGCTCTAGGTTTACTTCTGAGAATGTACCACCGCCATTAGAAGCAGCATCAACTTCACCAGCCCAACCTACATTTGAACCAGAATAAACAGGAATAGAAACATTACCTACAAGTCCTGTCATATAAGAAACACCTGCTTGTGCCAATACTAAATTTGCTCTCAATGGTTCAAGAATACCCAACTTATCTTCTGCTACATTCTCCTGTCCTGCTGTAGCTACAGCAGCTTTAATATCACCTCTTTCCTCGATAGGAAGTACAATCTGTCCGCTATAAGACTGACCAGCCTTGCGCATTTCTGCGATACCAGCAGTTACTACTTCCTGTGCTCTCTCGTCTAATTGTCTGTTATTGGCTACATCATTGATAGCCTTTAAAAGTGAAAACTTTTCCTTCATAGTATTAGTTGTATGTGTTGTTTGTTTAAGGTTATCTTCCTCTATCTTTCTAATCTGAATATCTATATCTGCTACTTCCTTAGTAAGAGTATCAAATTCTACCTGCTCGCCAGCATTTAGCTTTCTTACTTCCTTCTCTGCACCAGATATAATTTCCTCTGCTCTCTTTTTAAGCAGTTCCTTCTTGTCCAGTAGTTCTAAGGTGTTCATTAGTTTAACTTACTCCTAAGTCCAGCGAAGTAATCTTTTAAATCCTCGCTCTCTAAATCCTGCATCTTTCTTAATGCTACAGATGTATCTGGATATGCTTCCTTATATACTGGTGATACATCGAATAATTCTTTGAAGCTATTGATAGTTCTTAAATAGCTACCATCTTCCTTCTTAGTCCAAGTATCTTTACCGATAGTAAAGGCAAATGAAGAAGTACTAATGTCACCCCTTCTAAGACCTTCTAACAGTTCATCACCTAAAACAGTGTTAGGTGCTTCAAACCTGTATTTAAGTCCAGTATCATCTATAGTTAATTCTAGGCTTCCAGTACCGTATTTAGACCTGGCTAATATACCTCTATCCTCATTGTGATTCAGTAAGCATAGTATATCAGACTTTTCTAAAATACCTTCTAAGGCTGTAGGTTCTATTACTTCAGTAAAGCCACCTAAATCCCTAGACTGCTTACCGAATACTAAAGCATACCCTTCTACAGTCCTAGAATCCATCTTTACAATTTCATTACAGTTTCTTAGTTCTCTCATCGTGTTATTATTCTAATAGAATCCAACCTTTATTATTAACCCTAGCCTGTAGTGCTTCCACTTGCTCCTTTAATAGCTTGTTCTGTTCCTCTAAAGACGTGATATATTGCCTTAGTGTTGAATCATCATAGTTACTAAGTCCAGCCAATTTCTGCTTCTCTGGATTGGTGTAATCATTAGTAGACAAACCTTTGCCAGATACTTTATCCACCTTGTTGGCTACAGTGGCTTTTAAAGCGGAATCATTATATATAGTATCAGTAAACTTGGCATCAGCAGGTACATCACATTCCACTGTATGTCCGTTTACAGTATCTGCATTACCACCGTCAGCGGGTACTGTAACTGGTATTGAATCCTTAATACCTTGCAATTCTAGTTGTAAGTCTGTCTGCTTAGTAATATCACCTTCTATAGTACCCCATACAGCATTAACTGTACTACCAATCTTGGCACTGATTCTATCCAGTTCTAATACTCCTTCTTTAGTTGCTCTCTGTAGTTCCATTACTTCAAATAATAATTAGTCTGCCCTTTAACTACCTCGTCATAATAAGCATCATTGAACATAGCATTAGGACTTTTAAAGCTGTAGCTGTAATAGATTAGTCCAGATTGTAGCTTATCTAGGTCAGATGAATTTATAACCGCCTTATCTATTCTATCTTCTTCTACTATACCAGTCAAATCACCACCCTTAAAACTACATTCTATAAACTCTGCTGGGTTTGTGGTGTAAAGTCTAAGTATAAATTCAGAAGTGTTTCTTACCCTAAAGGGAATGCCGTCCTTATCTTCCAACTTAATATTGAATACTAAGTCAGTCCCCTTGTAAATTGTCTGTATCATTGTCTATTGCGTTATTGGTGGGTATATTGTTAGCAGCGTTCTTTAGTTCCATAAGGTTTACTTGTACAAAGTGGGAATCACCTCCATCTACAGCAGGTAAATCCAACTGCTTTCTAATCTCATTGGCACTAACCACACCGATATTAAATAGTGTATTGTAGTAGTTTGCTAAAGATTGTTTGTCTGCTCTTAGTAATACAGAAGTATCAAATCTTACATCTATTCTACTTCTTTCAGAAGGCTTATATAGCTTACGCTCAAACTCCAATTCGATCTTCTCTAGTAATGGTGACAATGTATCAGTAAGGAAAGCTAACTGGGTAGCCTCAACAGTACTATAACTGCTCTTGGATAAGTCAAATGCTTTTACAGGTGATACCCCGAAGAACCTGCATATATCAATTACGTTAAACTGTCTGGTTTCTAATAGCTGCGCATCAGAAGGATTCACCGTAATAGGCTGGAAGTCCATATTTCCTTCTAATACAGCCACTCCATTAGGTGTACCAGTAGTAGGGCTGAATGCTGTCTGCCAGCTAGTTTTTAAATCTACCTTCTGCTTACCAGTTAAAGTAGATTGTACCTTTAAGATTCCAGCCAGATTAGCACCGCCTTTAAAGAATCCTTGTGCGTGTGATTCAGAATCTGTAGCCAGTCCTAAAGTCTGCCTAGCGTGTTCTAAAGTGCTTATACCTGTAATACCATTATAACTAAAGTTCAGTATATGAATCATATTACAAGGCTCTACAAGTCCTTTAATACCTACAACACTATATCTAATTCCGTCCTTCTGTTCAGTAATAGTAACATAATCTGGCTGTAAATAATGAAGTGCTACTGCATCTCCTTTAGTATCTCTTTCTATATAAGCATATCCATTGCCTTTAAGCAGTGTACTTACTATCAAAGTCTTTATAAAAGTAAACCTGCTCATCTTATTGTTCGGCTCTTTGTTCAGTAAGTAGTAGGTAGGATGCTTAATAAACTTTTCTTTATAACCAGAATCATTAATGTAATATGGTTCTAATGGAAGCTGTGCTACTGCATCACTAATAACATCTACACACCTGTAGACTGTAGATAATAACATAGCCTTATTAGTAGTATAGCTACCATTCATATTATACATCAATGAATCACAGAATAACCCTCTGGTTTCCTGCTCTGGTTCTTTCTTTTTAAACCAATTAGTAAAAATTCCCATTAAATAGTCAGTATTTCATTTGTGTAATGTGGTGTTCTCAGATACATACCTAAAGCCTGTATCATTGCTATAGTTCCATCTATCTTCTTCTTGTCTACTGCCTTATTCGGTTTAACATTACCATTATAATCAGACTTCAAAGTAACATTTCTAAAGCAGTACCTATTTATTTCATTGTTATCAATAACTGCCTTACCAGATAGTATTAGCCTTTCCAGTTCTCTAGTAGGCATATTAAAGTTACCTAGTGTTTGTGGATATTCTTCTAATGGTAATCCCTGCTCTGTAGAATCTATAGCCCATTGTGTAGCATTATACTTGTCATATCCTACAGACTGGATATTAACTACATCAGCATATCTAAGCATATCAGTAGTTATATAGTCATAATCGGTAACATTACCACTGGTAACAGTAAGATACCCCTGATGCTTCCAGTATTTGTAAAGTTCCTTATCTGCCTTATCCTTTAATGCCGATTCTGGAAGATAGTAATGTGTTTTGAAGTGGTAAGTACCATCCTGTACTACTAAGTAAGCTACAGCAGTCAAATCCGAAGTAGCAGCTAAATCCACACCTACATAGCAATCCATACCAGCAAACTTATTAAGGTCTACTTCCTGACTGCACTTAATAATATAGTCCTCTGGTAGCCACACATTAGAACTGTCACACCATAAATTCAAAGTCTTAGTTTTAACTCCGACTTCATCAGCAGGGTTATTAATAGCTTGCTGTACCTGCCCCCTAATGTATTTGGAAGTAACTGTAATATCTAAGTTTGGTGCACATTTAACCCAATTCATTTCATCTCTCCAATCATCAGCAGTATCTAAAGAATAGATAGCTATAAACATTTCATCATCTACCTTTAAGCCATTAAGCACTTCTATAGCTACGGTTCTTAATTGGTAACAGGGTAAAGTTTTATCGAAGCCAGCAGTAGTAATAGTACAAAGATGTGGGTTCATTCTCATTCCCATACTAGACTTGATAACATCCCTAACCTTACTATTCTTAGCGGCGTGATATTCATCCAACAACCCAAAACTGGCATTAAAACCATCTAACTTACTATCATCAGCAGCCAATACTTTCAACTTGGAATTAGTAAGGTTAAACAGAATATCAGCCCTATAAGCGGTAAGATACTTACCTTTAGAATCCAGTCCCTTACTAAACTTGCTACACATATCGAATGCAATTTTAGCCTGTTCCTTGCTATTAGCAGCCAATAATACTTCTGCACCATCTTCACCATCAGCTATTAAATAATACAAGCATAAAGCAGCAGCTAAAGCTGTCTTACCCTGCTTTCTACTTACTTCTATATAGCTGCTAGTATATCTTCTGGTAGTAGTTCCCTTCCAGTAGAATCCAACTATATTAGCTATTATAAACTGCTGCCATCCTTCTAAGATGAATGGTTTACCAGAATGTTTACCTGTATAATGCTTTAAAGTCCCTATAAACTTAATGGCTCTATCTACCTTATCTTCTCTAAACTCTAAATCATCCCTTTTAAGGTCATTCTGGAATCTCTTACAAGCCAGCTTAATAGTCTCACCAGCTATTATTTCACCATTAAGAACCCTACTACAATATTCATAGTAAAGTTTGGTATTCATTACCTAGTTTCCTTTCCTTCCTTTATAAACTGTTCAAATGGGTTATACCCGTCTTGTTCTATTTTAGGCAATTTAGTTCTAGCCTTAGCTGTTAGTCCGAACTCCAGCATAACTTTCATAGCCTGTGTTTGAGCATCTTTAGCAATCTTAATAGCTGGGTGCGGTGCTATGTTACCTCTATCACTGGTAACAGTCAAACCTTCATCTTCTAACTGTTTGGATGCCTTAATGAACATACTATAGTTTCTAGCCAGCATCGTTAAAGCCGCACTATCTACATTCTCTAACATACCAGCACTATCTAGCTGTTCCAGTACATTCTGCATATATACCTTAGCATCCTTTTCAATGTCCTTTGGAATAGTGTAATTTATCATATTATAGTCTATTTAATTTTTATAATTTATAAAGCTATACAATGGCTCTAATAGGCTTATAATCATTGCAATGTAATTATTAAAGAATGTGAATTATTTATTTGGAAATCTGTTAAGATGTTAGTAAATTTGTAATACAATTAAAGGTAAAACTATGGAGAGACGGTGTAATTACCCAATAGAAATTAAAGCTAAAATAGACTTGAATACCGACCTGCTGCTAACAGAACTACAGCAATTACTAGGTAAAGACAGGTCTAAGCTACTAAGATTGATATTAGCAGATTTCTTCAATAGAAATATTGATATTATAGATGAACATACTAACCACAAATCAGATAAAGCACCACTGATAGAATCCATACTAAAGGACTGCTTCGATTACAATAGAGAAACTATTAACCAATACATTAAATTCAAAAATGATAAGACCACCTAAATCAGTCCTTCTACAGTATGTTTATGATTACGGACTAGACAAAGCAGCAGCATTATTTCACATTGATACAGAAACAGCAGATAAGATAATTAACTGGAAGCCACAATATGACCAGTACAGCTACAATACAGTAATAGATAAGCCACTTCATAGAAATGCTTCTAAGATAGCTGATATAATAGCCAAGCATTATCCCGAATTAGTAAAGCAATACACTATATACTATAAAGACAATATCTATATGTCCCAGACTGTAGAAGATTTCCTACAGAAAGCAGTAATAAGATGTATGGAAGTAGGGCTGGAAGATGTAACAGAAGAATCTGTATTAAAACTACTAAGAGCGCAATTCAATACTATAAGATGCTATGCTAAGAAGTCCAGCTATACAATGAATAGTAAATTAGCACCATTGGAAGTACAGAATGAAGAAGGTGAATACATAATACCAGCAGAACTATATGCCATATCTAAAGAAACCGAATAAGCAACCTTCCAGAACATTTAACAGGGAAGAAAGACAGAAGATATACCAATCTAGCAAATGGAAGGAATTAAGACTAGCTAAGCTAATGCAGCAGCCATTATGTGAACTATGTTTAGCCAAAGGCATTATTAAACCAGCAAAAGATATTCACCACATAGATTCCTTTATGAATTATACTGGCACTAAAAGACTAGCCAAAGCATTTGACTTTAATAACCTTATGTCTATCTGTAAAGAGTGCCACGCTAAAAAACACTATAAGAATTATAAATGTAAGTAA